CTAAAGCATAACGCATAGTTTCATTATAAGAAATCATATTGCGGATAGCATTACTGAATGTAATCCACATTCTTCCAGCATTATTATTAATGTCCTTCAATAATGGTCTAAACATCATTGCTGCTGATGTGCGAATGACTTCCTCACCAGGGGCGAGCATTGTTCGGACACTATCAACCAATCCAGATCCTGCTCCACCAACTGTTCCACCTTCAGAGAACTTTTGAGTTATATTTTGATATTGTTTTACTATACTTGTTTTAAAGTTATATGAAGGTAAATTGGGAATAGTTCCACCTTTTGATTTTTTTACTGGCGGTTGTTCTACTTGTTGTTGAACAAGACCTCCTAACATAGGCATCAAAGGTGTACTTGTGACTTGATCACGAACAGCTTGTTCTTGTTCTGCTTGAGTTAATGGTCTACCTTTTTCTTTTTCTTTTTGTTTTAATAGATTTTGGTAATATCTTTGCGTTTCACCCGCAAATTTTTGTATAGAAGCTATGGTAATAACTGTTCCAACAGCGGCAAGAAATGCAGGACTCATTAAAACTGCTGATACTAATTGAATAGTAGTTAACAAACTAGCAATAGTAGAAATTAACTTAATTCCAATTAAGACTCCAAAAATTTCTTTCCAATATTTCCCTACAAAACCAAGAGTCTCTGATAGTTTCTTTTGATTATTTTTATCAGACAACCAATTAAAAGCATTATTAACAACCAATCCAGTTACAATTATACCAAAAAAATCTAATAACTTCTGAAATATGCTTTTAGCGGGGGCAGTTACTTTATCAAAAAATTTACTAACTCCACTACCAAACTTATTCAAAGATTCAATAGATTGTTCTTTTCTAGTTATTTTTTCTTTCTCTGCTCTTCTTTTTTTACCGCGAATTATATCTTTTCTCTCTACAATTCTTGAAGCAAAATCTAATGCCAATTGCTTTTGAATTTCTACAAGAATTTTATTTGTTTCTACAAGAGTTTCATATACCTTATTTCCAGAAATTGTCTCTGATTCTGATGAAGTTTCAACTTGAGAAGTTAGTGTAGGAGTCTGAATTCTTGGTTTTATAAAACTAAAAGATGATTTTCTCAATCTTGGAGCAGCAACAGATTGAGCACCACGAATTATGGGAGAAGAAATATTTCTTCTACTAATCTTTGGTAGTGATGGTGCCTTATAAATCGGACTATCAAATTCCACTCTGTTGTGCCTTTAAGTTTTCTTCTTCTATGTGACTTTGAAGTAGGCTGACATAAACTTCACGTTCCCAAGGCATCATATTCTCAAGTTCAGTCAATGAATATTTATGATGCTGCATCAAGGCAAAGTTTGTTTGATAGTATGACTCAAGACTTGTATGAGCCATACTCAAGTGAAAAAACTCGCAAGACCCTCCAGGACAATATCACTTTCAATTTTTGTATTTGGATTCTTAACTTTGATTGTATGGGAAAGTTTAGGCATCGTCACAAAAAAGTTTTCAATTTCTTTGAATTGTTTTGTGTTCATTTGCTCCACGAACTCTTCAAGTTCTTTTTTAGTACAGTCAGCAGCACTCCAAGATTCTTCTTCATCATAAACCATATCAATACAAGATGTAATCATTGAAAGTGACTTGTTTACATCAGAGTCAGTCTCATTAACTTCAAAGTTATTTTCAACAAATTGTTCTAGTGATGGATACTTTAATTTCATTGAAAGTCTATCATCAATTTTCACAATATTTGAATGATTTGGATCCTTCTGTACTTTAATATCATCAATGTTAATTTCCATTTGAACTTGAGTCTCACCATCATCTGGGCAAGTCACATTGACCTCAACAGTTTCACCAACAGATTTGGCACGGACGTTCAGGAACAAATATTCAATATCAAATGTTGAAAGTTCAGAAACTTTTACTGTTTTTGTGGCAATACAATCAGAAAGAATCTGAACAATCGCATTTGAAATCTGTTTCGTATCTTCAGATTCCAATGCCATAATAAGAATCTTTTCTTCTCTCACTAGAAATGGTCTGTATCTAATTTTCTTTCCAGTAGAGGGCAATTCCAACTCATACGTTGGTGTAGAGATCTTTGGTAAAGGCATAATGACCTATAGAAATTCAGTTGTAGTTATTTATTCCCTTACTCCAACGATTCTACCAGATGCATCTCTAATAAAACTTCCTGGACCGGAGTAATTTGGATTATTTTGAAGTTCAACTATTTTATCTGAAATAAGTGCTCCTTCAAGTTCTCTTTGCTGTTCTGGAGATAGTGGTGATTTTGATACTTCTTTTCCATAAACATAACGATCATAATTCATTGTAACTGTAATCTTTAATAAATCAGTTGGACCATAAGATACAGGAATGCTTGTTACGGACTTTGGAAAAGCATTAATAAATTGATAATTGATGCTTTGCTGTCCACCTATAAAATAATCTCTTTCAAACTTTTTAATATAAACTTCAGAGTTTTTATAATATTTTGGGTAATTAAATCTTCTAAAAGCATTTGGGGCTGGATTAGTAGAAGCAGGAAAAGACCCACCTCCAGAAACAAAATTCATCCAAAACTCAAAAAACTTTAATACTTGATAATCGTGATCAATATAAAAAGTAAAATCAATATCTGTGTAGATTCTAGTATGAGCAAACTCTTGAGTTATACCCATAAAATTATCTTTGACTTCTGCTGTCGCATAGGTTGATGATGGAAGAGAAGCATCGCTACACATCAATCCTAAAGTAGTTCCAAAACTTTTGAAATCTACTCCTTCAGAATCTAAAAGTTTTGAGATAAAATCACCTTGCCAACCAGGTCCAATAAAAACCTGATATAGGTTAGTTGTTGCCATATCACCAAAATAGGTTTTGGCATTACGCATTCCAATATTAGTTATTGCTGGAACTGGCATCTAAATACCTTGTGCGATCCTTACATTATAGAGTATTTAGATGTCATATAAAGGAAAATACCAACCATCATTTCCACAAAAGTATAAGGGAGATCCGACAAATATCATATACAGATCTTTATGGGAAAGAAAGTTTATGGTCTATTGTGATCTCAATGAGAAAGTGTTGGAATGGGGATCGGAAGAAATGTTTGTGTGGTACAGATCACCAATAGACAGTAAACCTCATAGATATTTCCCAGATTTTTATATCAAAGTTCAAGAATCTAGTGGTCAAGTTAAAAAGTATTTGATTGAGATTAAACCAAAACGGCAAACGACTCCTCCTCCCAAACAACAGAGACAGACTAAAAAATATCTCTATGAAGCATACGAATATGCCAAAAATCAGGCAAAATGGGAAGCGGCAAAAGAATGGTGTGCTGATCGTGGATATGAATTCAAAGTTCTCACAGAAAACGAATTAGGTATTTAAGATGCCTAGAAAGACGCTCAAGCAAAGACAAGAAAGTAATCCAACCGATGATAATGACAATCGGGTTCGTTCGGTCATTGATGGTGTGATTGGTAATGAAGATCCCGATGATTTGATGCTTGAGATTTTAAATGTTTTACAAGAAAGTGGACGAGTTCCAAGAGCAGGTAAATATTATACTTTTGTCTACCGACCAAAGACACCATATATAACTTACGATCAAAATCCCCTAGTTGCGGTCACTGAAGTTTTCCGATGGGGATTTAAAGGTATCAACTTCCACTGGGGAGAATTGAGACAATATACTTATGATGAAGTTGCTGGGCAATTATATGAGGTTTATTCTGATGAACTTGCCGACTTAAGAGAGATTCCTTTTGCCAACATCCGTCTAAATAGTTAAAAAATAGCCATATGGCGACAGCAGTTCCCCCACAAGTATTGAGATATCCTTTAGAAGCAATAACAGAAGAGACGGACTATCTTCAAGTTCGTCTAATTAACAAAAGTTTTGCTGGACAGACATTGATAAGATCTAAAAGATTTGCCAATCCATACCGTTCTGACAATCCGTCAATTGATTTGTTAGTATCATCCAGACAACAATTTCCAGCAGAAACAAGATCTTTCATACAGTCAGTTCTTGGTGTCATTCTATTACCAATGCCATCAAATATAACTGATGCTAATAGTGTAAATTATTCGGAGGATACTTTAGACGCTATTACAGCAGGAGTAGGTAAAGGTGCTTTAAATATAATGAATACAGATGTTTCAAATGCTTTCAATTCTGGGGGAATAGCAGGAGCCTTAAATCAATTAACAAATACTTCTATAACAGCATTTAAAACCTATTTAAACACTCCTGGTTTAAAAGATATCTATCTAAAAAAATTAGCGGCAGAAGCATCGGGTATTGCTGGGGTTGGAAATGTAACTCTTAATCAAATTTTAGCAAGAGGTGAAGGACAAATTTTAAATCCCAATATGGAACTTTTGTTTAATGGTCCCACAATTAGGAATTTTAGATTTTCTTTTAAATTGACTCCAAGAGATGAAAAAGAAGCAAAACAAGTCAAATTAATTATTGGATCCCTTAAACGTCATATGGCACCTATAGATGCTGGTACATTTTTGGGAACACCAAACTTTTTTGAACTAAGATATAAACAGGGACGTGATAATCATAAATTTTTACACAAATTTAAACAATGTGTTCTTTCTGATATGAGTGTTAATTATACAGGAGAAAATATTTACGCAACATATTCAGATGGAACTCCCGTTTCTATGATTATGGATCTTACATTTAAAGAACTTGAACCAATTTATGCTCAAGACTACAATGAATTAACACCTGAAGATGGGGTGGGATTCTAATGGGATACTTTAGAGAATTACCAGACCTCGCATATCAGTCTTTCTTACCTGATAAAAACTCCTCACAGGATTATGTCATTGTCAAGAATCTTTTCAGAAGAGTTAAACTTCGTGATGACTTATATAATGTATTCACCATCTTTAACAAGTATCAAATCAAAGATGGTGCTCGTCCAGATACCGTTGCCGACGAGATCTATGGAAGTCCAGAACTAGATTGGGTTGTTCTGACCACTGCCAACATCATCAATGTCAGAGATCAGTGGCCATTATCAGACTATCAACTTTATAATTATGCCGAGAACAAATATGGCAACGATCTTACGAAGATCAGATTCTATGAGACTACAGAAGTTAAAGATTCTTCCAACCGCCTGATTCTTCCTGCTGGTAAAGTTGTAACCCAAAACTTTACAATACCAGATCCAGATGATGGAACAAAAACTCTGAGTCCTGTGACTGGTATTACAAACTATGAGTATGAAACCAGAAAGAATGATGAAAAAAGGTCCATCTATCTTCTCAAACCAGCGTATCTACAACAGTTTCTGAATGATATGAGAAGAGAGATGTTATATTCAGAGTCTTCAGAATACATTACAGACACTCTGATTCAGACTCAAAATACTAACATTACACTACCACAATAACTCTAAGTTCTTATCAAAAACCATCACATATCGGTGCTTGCGGGAGCGGTCTTTCCATTCTCCTTCAGCACCTTTAATTTTGCCTCTAGAGTGTTTAGTTCCGTCTGCATAGTAGAAATCTTTCTTTGAGTCTGTGAGTCCGCAATATTTAAAGTTACAAGCCCGATAGATTGTACCACTATGGAAATCACTATCAGCGTAAGAGATGATTGCTTTAACTTCAGCATCCTTCCGTAACTGTCTAATCGCTCTTGAAACAAACCAAGAAGTGATATTATGCTCACTAGATTGGGTGTCTGGATGGATGCAGAGACGGGAAAGTTCAAATAGTCCTTGTTGATCATTTCGTTCAAGTCCAAATGCTCCTTGTGCGACTTCTGGAACAGGGAGTCCAGTAAAAACACAGACTCCCTGAATACCACCAATATTCAAAGGGCAGAAGTCATTACCCTTATACAAACCGTAGTTGTAACCACTCTTAAAGGATTTAGAAAAGTCCTTAAGATAATGAAACCGCAGAAGTAACTCTGCGGCTTCGGATTTACTTACACGGTCAATGTAGTAATCAGTCTTCACTCCTCAGCAAGACGGGCGAAGTACGACAGGGCATCATCATCCTCATCTTCTTCCACTGCGGGACGGCGAGTGGGTTTCAGAGAAGACAGTTCCTCACGGAGATCTTCGGTCAGTTCACGAGTAGAACCACGAGTGTTGTCTTCATCAAGATCTTCAGGATCTTGATAACGGGGAGTGCCTTTGGAACCAAGCACATAGTCCAGACGCTTCTTCAGTTCATCATAAGACTTAAACTGATCAGCAGCAACCAGTTCAGCAAGCGAATACTGCTTCTTCCAGATTGCTTCCATTGCGTCATCGTCGTCCAGAAGGGGTTCAGGACGGGCAAACTCACTGGAATCATAGTTACGATAACCAGCAACATTCTTTGCCTTCAGTTTGAAGTTAGCACCCTGCCAGAAGTCAAACGGATCAATTGCTTCCTCATCTTCAAACTCAGGTTGCATCGCAGCAGTCAGTTTGTCAAAGATCTTCTTACCGTACTTGAACAGGAACACCTTACCTTCGTTGGAGGGGTTGGCAGGATCCTTCACCACATAGATGTTGCTCACATAGGTCAGTTTACGCTTCTGCTTACGTGCCAGTTCCTTACCAGCATCAGTGCCGTTGTTCCACAGTTCAGAGTTCAGTTCGGACACAGGATCCTTCTGATTCAGAGTGGTAAGACTGTTCTCAATGTACCAACCACCAGGACCTTGGAATGCGTGACT